AAACGCTTTGCCGTGCAATTGAAGGTACGGCGGGCAAGCGTCAAACACAAAAAACGCGAATGGAAACATGCCGACTTACATGCTTACAACAAGCAAGATGTGATTGTCGAGCTGGACATGATGGATAACCGCGTCGCCGTAATCCGTACCCTTGCCGGCATGTGGATATGCGATGCCAAGCTGATCACGCCCATTGATGTGGTAGACAAAACCTTCTTAGAAGAAAAGAAAGCAATTAGGGCCGGCAGTGCGCTTAAGCGTTTAGAGAAAAAAATGGATGAGCAGAAAGCCCGCGCCGGATTCGTGATCGATGCCGAAGCGATTGCCGACGGCGCAAACGCCTTGGCGATTGATAGCACCGCCACCCTTGTCGATGATAACGAAGAAATTTTATTGGAGCTGTACAAATGAACGACGTAACCCAAAAAACCTACCCCGCCCACTATACGCCAACCGACATTAAAACAGTCGAGAAGGTGCAAGGTTGGCTAATCCAAAAAACTTACACCCAAGCCGCTTTGGCACGGTTGGCGCGGACTAGCCCCAGCACCTTAAACCAAGTCCTTGGCGGCAGTTATCTCGCATCACCCGCCAAAATTTTGGGCGCGATAGAATCGGCCATGCACAACGTGGACGAAAGCGCGGTGAATAAAATCGCCGTAGTTGAAACCAGTGTCTTTAAGCTTGCCCAAGCCACTTGCGCCCAAGCGCGGCTGTACCGCAATTTTGCGGTGATGAGTGCCTACGTCGGCACGGGCAAGACCTTTTCGATGCGCCATTATGCCGCCACCCATCCCAACACCTATTTAATAGAAGCCACGCCGATGATGACCGTCAACACGCTCATTAAGCTGCTCGCCAGAAAGGTTTTGGGGTACGAAGTTAAAGGCGGCTTGGATGACAAATTTACCGCCATCGTCAGTGCCGTCTCCGGCACGGATACGCTGTTTATTTTTGACGAAGCCGAAACCGTCACGCCGGGGGTGCTGAACACCTTGCGCCGCCTGCGCGACATCGCCAACGTCGGTATCGTGTTATGTGGCACAGAACACCTGCGCGGCATACTCAAGCCTGAGCATGGCCAGTTTGACCAAATCCGTAGCCGCTGTGGGTTTTTTCCTGAGACTATTCAGGGCATCACCCAAGACGATACGGCGGCGTTGGCTCAGGCAGGTTTCGGGGCCGAAGAGGTGCCGGATGAAGTCGTCAATCGTCTGCACCAATACTCGCGCGGCTCGGCGCGGATGCTGGTGGAGGGGCTGATTGCCGGACTGCGTGAATTTAGGGGCGGGCGCGAGTTAAGCATCAAGTTGGTCGATGCCGTAGCTAAGCAGGCCTTGTGCTTGCAATCAATCGCCTAGGGGGTAAGTCATGGCCAGATTGCATTATGAAAAACCCATTCAGATAGTCGAAGGAATCGAGGTGGGAAGCCGTGAAAATGCCGTGTTGATCGCCCTTCGGGCGGTCACTGCCCAATATGATCGGGTGACATCAAACGTCATTGCTGCATGGTTGTCGGGCGATGCCGCCAGTCATATTTCAACTATCTTGCTCAGTTTGCATAAGAAAGGTTTTGTGGCGCGGACTGAATACAAGGGGGCGTTTGAGTATGCGCTAACGCCGGAAGGCGCAGCGTTGGTCGATCCGAAAAGCGGGCAACTCTCGCGGCGCAGTATCACCGCCTTGTCGAGTCTGTGCTGATGAAAAAGCGCGACTTTATCCAAGCATCGGCAGCGCATTTCATGGTGGCGGTAAATTGGGATGTTAATAAAGCCATAGATTACGCCGAGCGGCTTTGGCAACGCCTGGGCGAACGCGGCTACGGCGAAAGCAAGCCGCACGAACCCAAGGCGGTCGGCGAGGATTACTACAGCAAGTTAAGCCCGGACATGCAAGCCGCTTTTGATAAGTTTTGGCTGGCTTTTGGTTATAAGTCAGGCAAGCAAGGGGCGGCGATGCGCTGGTATCAATTTGGCGAAATGCCACCGGATAAGTGCCAAAAAATCATTAAGGCGGCAGCGGCCACGGCAGTTGAACGTAAAAAACTGCCGCCTGAGCAAGTGCCTATTATGGCGCAAGGCTGGCTTAATGCCTTGCGGTTTGATGATTTTGACGAAACGGCACTGGAAAAAGGGAGGAAAGCCGCTGATGCAATGGCGGCTAAATTCTCAAAGATTAATGGCGACTTGAATCATGCCAAGCAAATGGCACAAATGGGTGATGGCGGCAGCCGTGAATATTGGCGGACGCAGGTCGATAAATTGACTGAGGAACTGCGCAAGTTAAGGGAGGATAACGCAATCGCTAACGCCAAACCGTGACGGTCTGGCTATCAACTGGCCGAACGTTAACGCGGATCGGCATAAACGTAACTAAAGTGGAGTAAGCAATGAGTAATGAGGGTTTGGGTGTAGTGGCATTGGCCGATTTGTCGGTCGCAGATTTAAAAGCGATGTTGGCCGCGAAGGAAAAGCAAGAAAATAGCGGGCGCGATGCGTATAAGACCTTGGTCGCGGAAACCGTGCCGAAAATAGTCGAGCGGTTGGTGATTGTTTCGCAATTATTAGCTGAGGAAAAGTGCCTTATTTTCAATATGGCCCGTGATCTTTTGAATATGAAAGTTGAGGTGTTTGCGGCAAAAATCGCCGATGATCAGCAAACGCATACCTTTAGGTCAGATAGCCATGCGTTTACGCTGGGCTATCGGATAACGGACGGCTGGGATGATTCCGTTTCTGCGGGTATTGAAAAAGTCAAAACGGCGTTACATGCCTTGGCGCAAGATGAAAGCAGCGGTGTTTTGGTTGATATGGTTTTTGGCCTGCTGAAACAGACCAAAACGGGCGGCTTAAAAGCCTCGCGGGTAATGGACTTGCAAAAGATGGTTGATCGGGTGAATGACCCAGGCTTTGCAGATGGCGTGAAAATTATTGCCGATGCTTACCGGCCCCAGCGGTCAGTGTGGTTTGTTGAAGGTGAAGTAAAGAGCGGCATCGGCGAATGGCGGGGGATACCGCTCAGTATGAGCGCGGTGGACTTCCCCGCTGATTTTGTTTTTGATTTTGACGTGCCTAAAAAAGCGGCATAACGGAGGGGGGCGGCGCAATGCCGCCCTTTTTTATTAAGGGGGTAAAATGGCCGATACTGACGAAACGGCATACCAAGAGCTGCTAAAATCCTTACACCCTGTCCTCCGCGCCATTATCATTGCGCTGGGCATGGCGAGGGCGCAAGAGTTTCTGCTGTTGCACGGCGGCACTTACATTAAATTGCCCAGGCAGGATGGGCAACGGCTAAACTTGACGGATGATGAGCTGATCGCCTTGCGCTACCAGTTGCATGATTTTCGGCTGGGTAGTGGCCAGCAGTCGCACTTGAGCGATGAGGGCTGCATATCGTTACCCAAAGTGGATAAGATTTTTACTAAATACCGTAATTTTGAAATAAGGGCAAGCCGCCAAGGCATGACGCTGAATCAACTGGCGGTAAAGTATGACCTGACATCCCGGCAGGTGCAGAATATATTACGCGGCAAAGATGCAGTTGATCAATTTGATATTTTTAAACTTGAGGGTTAGAAAATGGCGGTAAAATTAGTTACGGTATATCTTGATGGTACAGAAACAGTTGTTTTTAGATTCAACAATGATATGTATCATGCGTTAGGGGTAATGGGCAATAGTTCGGTGCAAGAGATTGTCGGTAGTTTGCGAAATTTTGCAAGTCGTCTGGAATCAGATCCTAATCTCCAAGAGGATCGCTTAGTTGCACCCTGGGATGATTTTGCAGGTAATGTTATCCATGAGGGTGACGTGATTGTGCATCCGAGTGGGGAGCGTGGGCGGGTGGTGATAGATAAGCAGGAAGATAGGGACAGGTGGAAGGTCGATTATGGCGACGGCCTTTTATCAAGTTTGGCTTTGCAGATTGGCGATAAAGGGCAAGCGGTTGTTGATAAAACAAATCATAAAAATGATGATAAAAAAGTATTAGAAAAGCCTGTTTGTGATGGCTGTGGTGCGGATGATTACGAGGGCGAGTTGCTTACATGCCCTTATTGCGAATCGCCAAAGTGTTCGCATTGTGACGGTGGCAATGATGTCCCCTGCCTAATTTGTGAGTGATTTTGTAATGTTAAGAACCATTTTAATTGTTTTGTATCTATTGCCGCTAATAGCCAACGCCGGACAGCACCGGAGCCAAGCGTCAAAAAATGCCTTTAAACGCGAACATCCGTGTCCGGCCAACGGTAAAACTTATGGCCCCTGCCCTGGCTGGATAATCGACCACATCAAACCGCTGGCTTGTTATGGCTTGGATGCACCGAGCAATATGCAATGGCAAACCAAAGCCGATGCGTTAAGTAAAGACAAATGGGAGCGTAAAGGCTGTTAAGCTAACGTTACTACCAAAAGCCCTGAGAGCCTTAGCTCTCAGGGCTTTTTTTTGTCCGATGGAAATATTTCCAGCCTAATTTTTTGTTTAGCTCTTGCGTACAGTAGCCCCATACCGACCAACCTACTGACAACAGGATGACACCAATGCAGGGTGACGACAATGTGACCGATTATCCCAATATCATGAACAAACTGGGGCAAATGCAGGGCGAAAGCACCGCTAATTTTGCCGCCCTGTTTAATTCGTTGGACTTGATTAGGGTGGAGGCTAGGCAAAGTGAGCAACGCCTGCAAGACCGCATAGACCGCCTTGAAAGTTCAACCAACCAGCGGTTTGGCGGGGTTGATGACCGTATCAACACACTGGAAGCCGACAACAAACAGCAAATCCGTGAAGTGGCTAAGCAAAGTGCCATCGGCGGCGGTATTGGCGGCAGTATCGCCGCCGCCTTGGTCGCAGGCGCGGTCGAATGGATTAAGCGAATGTAATGGCCTACCCAGCAGAAACGCGCGACCGCGTCCGCCAGCTTTATATCGAAGGGATGCCGCTCTCTACAGCGGCATTGTCATGTGAGGTCGGCTACGACACCGCAAAAACATGGAAAAAAAACGCGCAAAAAAAAGGCGACGACTGGGATACCGCGCGGGCAGCTTACAGTATTAGCGGCGCGGGGGTCGATGCGCTCAATTTGCAGGTGATCGAGGGATTTAATCGGCAGGCCATCACTATTCAGCGCGAGGTGGATGCCGATACCAGTTTGCCGCCGATCGTTAAAGTGCAGATGCAAGCGACGTTAGCTGATGCCTACGCTAAGTTTTCCAAAGCCTTTTCAAGGATGAATCCGCAGTTTAGCGGCCTGTCCATCGCTTTGGATACGCTAAAAATAATTATTGAATATTTGCGCAAAACCGACCCCGCCGCCTTGCAGGCCATTCATGGCCACATTGAAGCTATTGGGGCAATTTTAGGTAAACGCCATGCTAAATAATGATTTTTCAGCGATAGCTTACGATGATGATCTGGATGGCACGGACGACATTCTCGACATCAAAAATTACGGCGATTTTTTAAAGCAAGTCGCCGCGCTGGGTGAGGACATCCGGCGGACTATTGAGTTGGAGGTTGAGGCGTTTGCCAGTGATCCGGTAGCAAGCCGCGAACGGCGAGAACGGGTGCAAAACGATTATGCTTTCTTCGCCACCACTTATTTTCCGCATTACGTCCCCACCCCGCATTTTTCTAAATTTCACGACTTTGTCTTTGAGCGGTTTCCGCGTGTTGTTGATGCAGAAAAGGACGCGCGGGAAGTCTACGAAGCCCCGCGTGGCGAGGCCAAGTCAACGTATGTCACGCAGTTGGGCGCGTTGTGGCTAATTGTTACGGAGCGTAAGCATTTGCTCTGCATCATCATGAACACGCTAGAGCAGTCGATAGAAATGCTGGAAAGCATCAAAGTCGAGCTGGATACCAACCCGCGCCTGATACTGGATTTTCCCCATGCCACCGGGCAGGGGCGCGTCTGGCAGGCTTCGGCGGCGGTGACGACTAATAATATCAAGATACGGGTCGGCGGCACTGGCAAGAAACTGCGCGGGATGAAGCACGGGCCTTACCGCGTTGATGCCGTTTTTCTGGATGACCTTGAGAACGATGAAAACATCAAAAGCAAAGAGCAGCGCGACAAAACCAAGAATTTTGTACTGTCGGCAGTAGTGGGCCTGGCCCCGCCAATGGGTGGGATGGACATTTTCTGGGTCGGTACGTCTTTGCATTACAACGCGGCCATCAACCAAGTCGGCCATGCGCCGGGCTGGCGGTTGTATGTTTTCCGGGCGATTACCCGCTGGCCGGACAATATGGCTTTGTGGGATCAATGGGAGGCCATTTATACCCGGACCGGCACGAACGAAGAACGCGATGCCGCTGAGCAGGAAGCCAAAGATTTTTATGCCAAACACCGCGCGGCGATGGATGTGGGTGCGGTGGTCAGTTGGCCGGGGGTTAGGCCGCTTTACAAGCTGATGTGCCTTCGCGCCACTAACCACGATTCGTTCAGTCAAGAGCAACAAAACGAAGCGGGCAACGATGATAACGCGCCGTTTAAAGATATTACATTTTGGGTTAATCGGCTAATTGAATGGATATTTTTTGGCGCGATTGATCCGTCGCTCGGCAAAAAAGGCAGCGTTAGCGGCGACCCTTCGGCAATTTTGGTGGGCGGGCTTAATCGCCGGACGATGATTTTAGATGTGGTGGAGGCCGACATTCAGCGGCGTGTGCCTGACTTGATCATTATCCGTGCGATTGACCTACAAAAAGAGTATGCCTGCATGGCTTGGGCAATTGAGGCCGTACAGTTTCAGGCGTTTTTTGCCGATCAGTTGATTAAGTATGCTGTACAGGCGGGCATTATGTTTCCTGCCGTTCCGGTGATTCCAAACACTGATAAAGATTTGCGGATTATGTCATTGCAACCGCATATTAAAAACGCGTTGCTACGCTTGCACCGCGACCAACATACTTTGATTAGCCAGCTTAAATACTATCCAGAAGCCGACCATGATGACGGCCCGGACGCGCTTGATATGCTTAGGACGATTGCCACACAATTCGGCGGCGATTATTTGTACACGCCAGCGGGCAATACACGCAGTAAAGCCGCGAGGTATCGCGTTGATGATAACGGTGATTGGGATGATGATGATTGATTTTATAGGGTGGTATGTATGCGCATTTATTTAGACCCGGATATTGATGTCGCCGAATCGGCTTTGCAATATGCGCAAGATAATTTTATTGATGGAGAGGGTGAGGTCTTTCAGGTGCTTGTTGTCGAAGTTATCGGGGCAAATACCTATCAGATTAAAGACGGCAAGCCGATGCTAGTTGCTATCGCCCAACCTAAGGGAGTCGTTGACCGTGGTTAATATCGCCGCTGGGTTTAAAAAAGGCATTGCCGCTTTGCGGGCAATGGTGCCAAAGGGTTTGGACAGTATCCAAACAGGCCCGCGCTCAATGCAGGGCGGTGGACTGAACTACGGCAGCGTCTCCACGCTGGACCCCGCGCGGCTCGCAGCGGCTTTTACCGCCGCCGATCAGGGCTTTATTACGGAGCAAGCCAAGCTTTTTCATTTAATTGAAGAGCGTGATAATCACATTTATTCCCAATTAAATAAACGCCGCTTGGCAGTAACCGCGCTGGATTGGCAATTACAGCCGCCCGATGATGCTACCCAGTCCGAACTTGACCGCACTAAAGAGCTGACTGACATCGTGCGCAATATCAGCAATATTGCCGCCGCACAATTTGATATGACAGACGGCATCGGCAAGGGCTTGGTCGCCTTGGAAATAAATTGGGAAGCGGGCGAGACGTGGCGACCTGAATCGCTGGATTTTGTCCCACAGCATTATTTTCAGACCGACCGCGATACCAGTGAGCTGCTTTATTTAAAAATGGGCTTGCCGGAGCCGCTTAAGCCGATGGGTTGGGTTGTGCATGAGCATCGGGCAAAATCCGGCTATATCGAGCAAGCCGCGTTGTTCCGCGTTTTAGCATGGTCTTATGCGTACAAAGCTTACAATGTTAAAGACTTGCAACGGTTTTTAGAGCTTTACGGTATCCCGCTGCGCCTTGGCAAATACCCTGCTGGGCTGATGAAAGAGCAACGCGCGGAGCTGCTCAAAGCAGTGCGTAGTATCGGCAATGACGGTGCTGGCGTAATCCCATCAAACATGGCGATTGATTTTATCCAGGCCTCGAAAATGGGTAATGTTGACGACTTCCTTAAAGCCGTAAGGTATTGGGAAGAAAAGCAGTCAATGGCGATTTTAGGCGGCGACATCGACGGCCAATCGATTACCGACACCCGGATCATGGTTTATGAGAAAGTCAGAAACGAAATCAAGCTGCATGATGTAAAACAGTTGGAGCCGACGTATGACCGTGGCTTGCTGACCCCAATCAGTTTAATCAATGGCTTGTTTGCCCCTGACCGAGTGCCAAAGTGGAAATACAGCACCGAAGAACCTGCCGACCAACAGGCCCTAATTACTGTGCTGGAGACGGCGGTCAGTATGGGGATGCGGGTGTCACAGCACTGGGCGCATAAAGAACTGCAAATCCCCCAAGCCAAAGAGGGCGAGGCTGTCTTATCTATCGGTAGTGGTAAGCCTACAGCACCGGGTGCGGCGGCACTACGCGCTGCCCTAGCAAAAGTGCCGCTGACGCAACAACCCAGCATTGCCGACGCTTACGTCCAACAGCTTATTAAGCTGGCCGTGCCGGGTGAGCAGGCGCAAATCGAAAAGATAGCCGCATTGGTCGCCAGTGCCGGAGGGTTTGAAGAGGCGATGGCGGCGATGACGACATTAAGCCTTGCCCCTCTTGATACCAACTATATGCAAGTGTTGGCCGAAGCAATGACGGCGGCTAATCTGGCCGGAAGGGTAGATAAGTTATGAGCGACCAACTGGACCAGGCTAATCAATCCGCTGAGCATGATCTGAGAATCAGCCTGTGCCGCTCGCACCGTGCCGAGCCGCATATCATAGCCAACGGCTATTGCCATAATTGCGCCCACCCAATACCGGACGGCCACCGCTGGTGTGATGCCGATTGCCGTAATGAGTGGGAAGCGGAAGGATGGGGCAATGGATATTAAAGCCGCTTTCGGGCTGCCGTTCCCCGAAGCGATAAAGTTTTTTGAGGCCAAGCTGCAACTGCCAACAGCCAGTTATACCGATATTTTCCGCGAGCAATACAGTCACACTTTTGTCGTAGCCGGAGCCGCCCAAGATGCCATGGTTGAGGATTTTTATAATGCCATGAAAAAAGCTTTAAACGATGGCACTGGCTTGCTGGTATTTCAAAAAGATTTTGACACAATTGTCGAGAAATACGGTTGGAGCCACCACGGATCGGCGGGGTGGCGTAGTAAGTTAATTTATGACACCAACATCAGGCAGGCGTACAACGCGGGCGAGTGGCAACAAATCGCCTCGGTCGCGCACTTGCGCCCTTATTTGCAATATGCCCATATCAGCATTACTAACCCGCGCGTCGAGCATCAATACCTGGATGGCCTAATTTTGCCAGTGGACAGTGCGCGGTGGAATTACATCATGCCGCAAAACGGCTATGGCTGTCAGTGCCGAGTTTATTCGCTCTCGCGGATGGAGGCACAAGCCGAGTGGGAAAAGGCGGGCAAGACCGGCCCCGACCCTGAGCCGGGCATCGAGTGGGTAGAGAAAACCATCGGCACAACGGGCAGTAACCCGCGCACAGTGAAAGTGCCGATTATTACGACCGCGAAAGGCCGCTGCGCTATCGACCCCGGCTTTGCGTATAACCCCGGCAAAGCATGGCTTGAGCCGTATACCGTGCCGCCGCTGACCGGATATGATGCGGTGCTTGCTAAACGTGGGGCGACATTGCCGGCTGGCGGTACGCCGCCTTTGCCGACACCGACGACGATTAAGCCTACCGTATTGCTTCCGGCCAGTACGCCGCCCGCCGCTGCTGTGGAAGAGTTTTTAAGCATCTTTGATGCGGACATGAAGACCGGAGCCGTTTTTAGGGATGTTGTCGATCAGCCAATCGCCATAACCAAGCGGCTGTTTGTCGATGAAGCAGGCAGTCTTGTCGGCGTAGATGCCGCCAAAGTCGAAAGTATGAATCTGTTGGCGATGGCCTTGATTGAACCGGATGAGATTTGGTGGCATTGGGAGCAAGACAATAGCCCGGCTGCGTTGCCGGATGTAAAAGGCCGCTGGCGGTTGAAGCGGCGTTATCTGCGCCTGTTTGAGATTGAGGGGCAAGCTAAGGCGGCAGTGACGGCGTTTGAATTTACGCGCACCAAAGGCTGGTATGGCGAGACGGCTTTTGTGCAGCCGGTTGTCAGTGATATGGAGGCGGAGTTGGATAGCCTGCGCGTAGGTAAATTGGTTTATAGCAAGGGGAAAAAGTAATGGCAGCGGCATTTAAGTTTGAGGTCACGCTGGACAGTGAGCATCTTATCCGCGTGTTAAACCGCGCCCGTGCCGATATTTCCGGCAATGAACTGCTGACAAGTATCGGCCTGTCGCTAAAGCGGCGCAACGAAATGCGGAACGCCAAGGCAGTTGCGCCGGACGGCACAGCGTGGGAGCCGCTAAGTAAGCGGACGATATTAAAAAAAACCGACCCGCGCATGTTAGTAGAAACGGGCGATATGCTACTGCGCAATGTCTACAGTCATGCCAGCGGCGGGGCTGTAACTATCGGTTACGGCGACCATAAGGCCTATTGGCATCATCACGGCACGGTCTGGAAGCCAAAGGCAAAAGACGTAGAGAGCGGCAAGAAAAATTATTTTGAGCATTCTACAAAACACCTGCCAGCGCGACCGCTGGTAGGATTTCCGACCTCAGACAAAGTTTTTGTTAGCGACTTGATTGAGGATCATTTAAAGGCAGTTTTAAACCGTAACTAAAAGAGGATTTACTATGCAAGCAATAACTGGGCAACCATCAACCGCGCCACGCGTCACCGTCGAGCAGATACAGGCTGTTATCAAGGCAGAAGAGTATCTTTTTAATGGCTTACTTACTGTTTGCTTTCTTACGCTAGCTAACGGGTTTGTCGTTTTGGGACAATCGGCCTACGCTTCACCTGAGCTTTTTGACGAAAAGAAAGGCCGGGAGTTGGCGCGTAAAGATGCCGAAAGCAAAATCTGGCCGCTGGAAGGTTACTTATTGAAACAGCGGCTTTATGAAGAAGAATTGAAAGCCAGGGATAAATCGGACGAAGATTTATTGGGCAGATAGCTTCCAGATTAACGTTTTTTATTTTTTGAGGATTGTATGAACAGTCAGTTGAGTAAATATCCGCACTTGGTCGGCTTGGGCGCACCCAAGGCATTGGTTGAGGCCATTGCGTTGCTGGGTATTAAAGAGTTTAAGGGTACGGCAGATTGTCCGGTGATTTTGGGCTGGGCAAAAGAAGTCGGTCTGGGGGGGGTCTATAGTCATGACGAAATCCCGTGGTGCGGATTGTTTATGGCGGTCGTCATGCACCGCGCTGGCAAGCCTGTTGTTGATAATCCGCTTTGGGCGCGTAATTGGGCAAAATTCGGCAATAAATCGGATGTGCCAAGTTTGGGTGATGTACTGGTATTTCAACGCGGTTCAGCGGGGCATGTCGCGCTTTATGTTGGTGAGGATAGTACCCATTATCATATTTTGGGCGGCAATCAGTCAGATTCTGTGTGTATTGTCATGAAGGCCAAGGGCGACTTAATAGCGGCGCGGAATTTTTACGAAGTCGCCAAGCCCGCTAATTGCGTCCCTGTGCATTTATCGGTTAACGGCGGGGTCGCGTCCGTAAAAGAAGTCTGATATGAGCGATTTAATCCGTCATTTACTTACTGAAAAAGACAATGCGACATACTGCATCATGCGGTTGTCATTATTGCTATCGGTGTTGGTCGGCTTAGGTCTGGCTATTTATTCAACGATCGCCCAAGTGCCGTTTGATTTGCAGTCCTACGGTATTGGAGTGGCGGGTCTATTAAGCGGCGCGGGGCTGTCGATTAAGTTAAAAAGCCCCGATGATGCCAGTTAACCGATTGCACTCTATGTTTTAGTTTAAAAGGCCTCAGGAAGCCATTTAAACACCATTTAAAAATTGCGCTAATGCGTTTTCCATAGCGTTAGCGCAATACTACAAAAAACGCCTTAAAACGCCTCAGATTAAATTCCCGGCTGGAAATGTTTCCAGCCTTAAATTACCCCTGCTATCCGCGCAAACTATAGCCACTCAACAGGAGCGGCTATGACCACAAAAACCCTACCACCTAAACCCATTGCTATCGCCACGGTCGCTTGCACTTTTGAGCTTGAGCTACCCGCTGACGGCACAGTACCCACCGAGGCGCATTTGTTGCCGTCCGGTTATTTTCGGGCGACCGATGGCCGTCCGTGCGAGTGCGCGGCGTGGTTTATTGATGCTGCGGTCGCCGCTCAGGTTATCGCGCGGATGGCCGCTCTTACCAACAACACTTTGATCGACTATGAGCATCAGTCGCTTAATGCCGCCAAAAATGGACAAAAGGTTGTTGCAGCAGGCTGGTTTAAGTCTATGCGCTTTGATGATGCCAAGGGGTTGTATGCGACTAACATCGATTGGGTCGGCGAGGCCGCCCAGCACATCCTAAAAAAAGAAATACGGTATGTAAGTGCGGTATTTACTTACATCGATACGACGGGCGAGGTGCTGGAAATTATCTCCGCTGCCTTAACCAACACTCCCGCTATTGACGGTCTAGACGATCTGGCTGCACTAAACCGCCGCCTGGCCGCCGCATCTAAATTCAACCCAGAGGACAAAACTATGACCCCCGAAGAAATCGCCGCCTTGCAGACGGAACTTGCTCAGGCTAAAACGGCAAAGGCGGCATTAACGACGCAAGCTGCTGACGCAGAAACTAAGCTGGCCGCGCTGACTAAAGATAATGCCGAACTAAAGGCTAAGGCCGATGCGCTGGAAAAAGAAAAGGCCGATGCGGCGGCGGCGGGCGAAAAAGCCCAATGCACCAAAATCATTGAGGCGGCGTTGACTAGCGGCAAATTACTGCCAGCCCAGCGGCCATTTTTAGATAATCTCGATTTAGCGGCACTGACGACCTATATGGAGACCCATCACACCGATTTTATGGCGGTGTTGGCTAAGCAGCATCAGGTCGGCGCGTCTAGTGCAATTGACGGTCTGAGTAAAACTGACTTGGCGATGTGCGCAAAAATGGGCGTAACGCCCGAACAATTCTTGGCTACCAAAGGGTAATTGACAGATTATGGCTACATTAACATCCGGCGAGTTACTCGCCTTAAAAACCACGCTAGTCGCCCGTTTCAATGCGGGCTTGGTCGGGCAGCGTGAAGATTGGAAGAAAATCGCCAAGGCTATCGCTAGCGGCAGTCACTCAAATACTTATGGCTGGCTAACGCAATTTCCGGCTTTTATTGAATGGACAGGCTCTCGGACGCATAAGGCGGTGAAAGAGCGTGCATACACAGTCGTCAATAAGAAATTTGAAAACACGGTGGATATACCCCGCGAAGACATTGAAGACGATAATTTTGGCCACTACGGCGACATCGCCCAAAGCTATGGCGAGTCGATCAACGATCTGTACAACGACCTGATCTTTGCCGCACTGAATGATGGCTTTAGCAGCGAGTGCTACGACGGCCAGTATTTTTTTGATACCGATCATCCCGTTTATCCAAACGAAGACGGCACGGGTACGGCGACAACTGTCAGCAATATGCAGGCGGGTACGGGAGAGCCGTGGGTCTTGCTGTGTACTAACCGCGCCCCATCGCCGCTCTATCTGCAAAACCGGACTAAGCCTGAGTTTTACTCAATGATTGACCCGTCTAGCCAGCAGGTTTTTGATTATGACCTGTATAGCTTTGGTGGCCGCTATCGTGGTAATGCGGCTTATGGGTTTTGGCAAACAGCTTTTGGCTCTAAAGCTGATTTGACCGAAGCTAACTTTAATGCTGGTTTTGATGCCATGATGCGGTTCAAGGGTGATGGCGGCAGAAAACTTGGCATTGTCCCTGATACGTTAGTCGTCGGTGCTGATAACCGCGCCGCTGCCGAGCAACTCATTTTGGCGCAAAACAAAGCGGGCGGCGCGTCGAACACCAACTGGAAAAAAGTCGAGCTGTTGGTCACGCCTTGGATGGGGAGCTAATTATGAGCCTTCATAAAATATATGTGCGTACCCGCAAAAAACGCAAAATCCCCTTTTTCCGTGCCGGGATGCAGTTTACTAACGACTGGCAACGCATTGAAGTTGATTATGCAACGATGTCGGTTTTGCATGGCGAGCAAATGCTGGAAGTGACTGACGAGCCGCCAGTCGGGTTTATGGCCGCTAATGATGCGGCGGTAGATGATGATGGGGAAACTAAGTGCGGCATAGGCGAATTGATTGAGTTGCCGCCGGGTCCTAAGCCTGATCCAAAGCTTGATCCTGATCCTGATCCTAAGCCTGAGCCTGAGCCTGAGCCTAAGCCTGATCCTGAAAAGCAGGCCGATGTGGTGGCGGGCGAGGATACCGGCCCCGCTCCGGCAGAAGCCGATACAGCTACTGAGTAGTCGCCATGTTTGCTGATGCCGCCACTTTATTGCAGCACACCAACGCGACCCGCCTATTGCAACTCGCTGTACCCGCCGACCGCGCAATGGTCGATGAGTCGGCGTTGCGGGCGGCAATCGCGGGTGATGACCTATCGGGCTATTCCGCTGCCGACCAAGCCACGCTGGACTTGGTGCAGGGCGCAATACACGAAGCCTTAGCGGATGCTTCTGGCTTAATTGCCAATTACGGTATCCCTGATGATTTTCGTAGCGGCGTTGTTGCCCGGCTGACCACGACTATCGCCCTGTATTATTTGCAGCGGCTGGGCGGCGATAGCGAAGCAGCCACGAAGGCTTACGAGGGGGCGGTTGCTACTTTAAAAAGCCACTCAAAAGGTGAGCTTAATTTAGTTCCGGTGGTAGCTGATCCGCCCCAAGTCCTTACAGACGGCATTGAGATATTCTCCGGCCAGTCGCGTTACCGCGACTTGCCGACTGAGGACGATGGGGATTGGTGCTGATGTTATCGTTATCGCCTATTGTCGAGTTGCTCAAGCCTAAGCCGGATGATTTTAGCGGTTTGTGGTTCCGTAAAATCGGCGGCGGCGGCGAGTATGCCAAGGCCATGACCGAAAAGTTACCCTTGCCGTTGGCGTGGGTAATCCGGGCAGCCGATACGTCAACTAGCATTGGCGATGGTGCAACCGATGATGTCGTTGCGTTTGATGTCGTTATCGCCATCGAAAACCAGCGCACACAAAATCCGTTTGAAGCCGATGAGCAGATGATCCGGTATCGCCAAGCGGTATTGGATTTGCTCTTGGGCTATGCGCTACCGGGGTCGATTAAGCCCGTCACTTTTGAGGGCGGGCAGGTTTTAGATTATGCCAACGGCGAGCTGTTTTGGCGTGACCGCTACCGTGTTGTCCAAACCATTGCTACTTTCTTGCCTGATCCAGTAGTCGGGCAGTCGCAAACTTTTAGGCTTGATAAATTATGAGTGCTTGGGTTTCTGTTTTTGGTCCCGACTATTGGTCGGCATCACCGGATAATTGGGATGGAGAAAAATATGCCGGAATTACTGGCGGCATAGCCTTTGAAGTATTGGGGGCATGGGCGACTGGTTTGCGCCCAACAAGCGTTAGGATGACGATTGACATTACAGAGTTGCCGACATTTACTAACTTAAATTTTGATATAAATTCCATGCCGGGCGGTGGGGATTTTATTCAAGCACAGTGGATTAGTCCTGATATGTCAGGTCCTGCGCCTCACATTACTGTCGGCAATAATGTTTTGGTGGTCGATTTATCATCTCTGTATTTTGACATTGCTGAGTTGTTGCTTAACCCCAATTTTAATTCGCCAACTTTCAACGTCACTAATGTCGAGTTTTTTACCGATTGGACACCGCCCTCAACCGCCCCAATTTGTGAGTCGATCACGCTTGCATCATCGGCACTCACTACTGCCAGCCCTGATGCTGTTTTAACGATTGTTTTTGATTCGGCGGTCGCAGGCCTGGCCGCCGCGAATATCAACGCCCCACACTGCACGATAACCGAGCCGCTATCCAGTGATAGCGGTGTGACTTGGGTAGCCACGGTATCGGCGGTAGCGGGTGTGGTTGATGTTACCAATCAAGTCTCACTTGATTTTACGGGCATAACCAACGGCTCCGGCGTTACTGCCGTTGGCCTAAATCACAGTGATAATTACACTGTCAATACAGCAACGGAGACTACTAACGTGGACTTTCAAAAAATATCATCGTCCCTGCGGGTTCCGGGGGCGTACATTGAGATCGATGGCTCGCAAGCGGGGCTAAACAGCGGCTCCCTGCCCAACTTACTGCTAGTCGGGCAAAAGCTGAGTACCGGAACGGCAGCGGCGGGTGAGATTTGCCTTATCGGCAGTCTGGCCGATGCGGTCGCCAAAGCGGGGGCGGGGTCGATGCTGGCGCAAATGGCGAAACGCTATTTTGCCATTGCTCCGGTGATGAATTTATACATGCTGCCGTTTGCTGATAATACGTTGGGCAGTGCCGCCACGGCGACCTTAGATGTGACGGCGGCGGCGACCGTAGGCGGCACACTATCATTATATATAGGCGGTACGTTAGTCACTATTGCAGTGACGGCAACAATGACCACGACGGCTATTGCTACAGCATTAGCAGCGGCAATTAATGCGCTGGACGATGCGACCAACCATAGCTTGCCGGCCCGTGCGGATGTTGACGGCACAGGGGTGATATTAACCGCCCGCCATTTTGGCACTTGCGGCAATGCTATCGACGTGCGCCTAAATGCCTTGCCCACCGACGTTATGCCTACAGGTCTAGTCATTGATGTCACAGGCTTTAGCGGCGGTACGCTGATTCCTACAGCCATATCAACGGACAATATCGCGGCAATATTTGACGATGACGATTCGGGCTATTTGTATGCGCCCAGCAAGTATGTTGCGCTGGGCTTAAGTGATGATGTGACTTTAGCCGCTTTCCACGCTGAAAGCCAACGCCGTTACGCGCCGCCTATCCAGTCCGGTTTTCGGGCATTCGCCACGTTTAGCGGCGGTTATACGGATGCGATTGATTTTGGCAATACCAAAAACTATGAGCATATTTGTTGCGTTGCTATCAATGGCGGCTTGACGACGACGTGGGAAACGGCAGCTATTGTTGCATCCACGGCGGCTCCGGCGATGTACGACAATCCGGTGCGGTCGCTGGAGGGTACGGCGTTAAAGGGGTTGGTGATGGCTAAGCCATACACTTTTGTGCAAGCCAACTCGCTGCTGTATGCGGGCTTAAGCATCTTGCAAAAATCGCGTGATGGCTCTTGCTCAATCAAGCGGCTAATCTCGATGTATCTGCACCGCGCCGATGACAGTGCCGATGATGCCTATCTCGACATCAATACGACGGAGGTCATGGAGCGTATCCGCTACGAGCAGCGCATGGGCGCAATCCAGCGGTTTACAGGCATGGCCTGTGCTAAAAATGATGAGGGCTATCGTCCTGGCCTGCCTATTATCACGGTGGATACCGTCCGGGCATATCTACTGACGCTCTATAAAGAGCGGCTCTTGGCGACATTGGGCTGGGTGCAGGAATATCAGTATTACAAATCCACGTTGATCATCGAGCAAGATCCGGTCAACCCCAGTCGGTTTAACTATACCGACACCCCTGTGATCCTATCGCCATTTTATATTCTGGCGGGTCGGGCGCAATTCAGAAAAGAGGTGGGCTAAATGGCGGTCATTAATAATATTCAATCGGTCAGCATATCGGCTTATGGCAAAGTGCCGTTGGCGGCTAGTCCGGGTACGTTTACGCCTAGCGGCGTTAAACGCGACCCCAAGCCTGGGCGGCAGGCGCAAGACGGCGGGTTTGTCGAACAGGCAACCCAGGCTAAGCTTGAGCTGAATGTCAATCTGCTCGGCGGCATTGATGTCAGTGATTTTAATGCCATCACAGGCAGTGATGTGACTGTCCGTCTTGCTGACGGCCAAGTGCATTTAATGTCGTCGGCGTTTTGTCAGGATGTAGTAGCGATTGGCGACAATGAGGCCAAGCTGACATTGATCGCTAATGTGTCGGAAAAGGTGGCGTAATGCCTAAATTATCATTACAGATGCCGATTGAAATCGGCAAAATCACAATTTCCGAATTGATATTTCGTGAATATACAACGGCAGGCGATTATTTAGCTTTTGATAAGCCGGGTGGCGTTGCCCAGCGCATCGCGCTGATTGCCCGGCTGACAGGCAATGATGAGGCAATTATCGAGCGGATGAGCGGGCGCGATTATGTTAAGGCTGAGGCTATCGCTGATGACATCTTAAAGCAAGATGACCTCTTGCCGGAAGAAGCCGAAAAAAAGCCATAAGGGTGGTGGCGGCAGTGGGTCTGCTAATGGCGGTCGGCAATCAGCCGCTGCCCGTTATCAAAGCCCTGCCGCTGGCTGAGTTGTTTATGTATGCGGGAGTCCTGGCGAAAATGTCAGGGCGTAAATTCGAGTAAATAACATGACACTAAAAATCAAGCAGGGCGAACCGTTTTCTGTGCAGGGCCAATATACCGAGGATGACGGTGTTACGCCAAAAGCTTTAACGGGCATTACTTTAAAAAGCCAAATCCGGACGCAATCCGGCAAGTTGATAGCAACTGTTGAGTTTACCGACATCAATGCTGCTGCCGGAACGTTTGTCATGGGTCTGCCCGACGGCGAATCTACAGCGGATTGGCCCATCGAAACGCTGCATTACGATATAAAAGACAGCACTGGCCACATCAGCGAAACCAATGCGATTATCGTCGCGCGGGCGCAAACGCTGATATGAGCCAATTTATTCTGACCGTTCCCGCCACGTCGCCTATTGAGGTGGTAGGGGGCGGCAACCAAGTTAGTTTGTATGTTTTGACATACGGTGCTCAAGGCCCCACGGGTGCGGCGGGCGCGGACGGTGCTGTTGGCCCCCCAGGCCCCACGGGCGCG